GTAGACATGTTGCCTGTCTTGTTGCTATTGATCCTAGGACAAGAAAAACTGTGATGTGTCCAACAAACTATGAGTTTGATGGGACAGTTGCTAAATTAGCACATAGTGCGTCCACAGCCAATTATTGGTGTGGTTCTCTTTTAATTGAAGAACATAAAATTATTGGAATTCATGTTTCCACGTCTGGTCCCTCCAAACAAGGAGGGAATAATTATGTTCAGTCCCTTTTTTAGAGGGGGTTGAAGGTCCAATTCCCCCCCAAACAAAATGGGGCTTATTGCCTCGGATCCGTCCGGGAATTGATAAACGAAATTGTTTTTCACTTCAGTTTATCGGTACTTTACCAAGTAACAATCGATTAAAACATTCTGAGATTGATCGTCGACGTAACTTGTCTTGTTATTCAAAATATTATGGTCCTTTTTGTGATGCATTAATTGAATTAGCTGGAGATGAGTTTTACATCAATGTTCCAACCCCAGAAGCTTTCGAGCTTGTTATAAAATCTTGGGATGATAAACCAAATTATGACTTTGAAGACATGGAATGTTTTCCTTTTGCAAAGAGTTTCCTAGATATGTTTTATGGTCATAAGTGTGAGAACCCGATTGCCTCTAATGAAGAGGTGTTTTCCTGGATGGATATGGCTAGATCAGGTGGCTATCTCGCCACCTTTTTTGGTCTTCGTACAAAAAGAGACACTATACAAGACCCCGGTTATCGAGCCTGGGCCGCCGAACATGATTTTATCGATCCTGATATATGGTCTGGCGTTTTAAAGAAAGAATATTTACCTAAAGAGTCTTTGGATCGCAAAAAAGCTCGTGTTTTTTGCATCCCTTCTGTTTTTTTAACTTTTATACAATTAAAATATGGAAAACGGATTTCTAATAAGCTTAAAAATTTTAAATGGAGTGCTTATGGTTTTAATCCCTACTCCGGGGGTTGTGATAAACTTGCGAGAGCGCTTAATTCTAAACCTATTCGTTTGTATTATGATGTTTCTGGTTGGGACAAATTTATACCTTTATTGAGAAATGTGTATGCTTTTATTGAAAAAGCTGCGAATGTTTTCTCTTGGTCCCCCCAGGAACAAAAAGAATTTAAATGGATGGTTGATAATACTTGTGAGTTTGTAATAAAACTCTATGATGGAACAGTTTATAAAAAGACTTATGGTAATGGATCAGGACAAGGAAGTACAACTAGAGATAATATATTTTGTCATATACTTATAATAGCCACTTTATTGTGTACTATTTACAAGAATAAGCATGGAAAATTTCCCAATCCTAATTATATTTGTGAACAAATTGTCAAACTTTTTGGAGATGATTGTGTCATGGCTTTAGATTATGGCTTTGAACAAGCCCTTGATCAAGCTTTTATGGCAGATTTCTTTGGAAAGTTTGGTTTAAAACTCAAATTTTTATATGGAGGAGTAGATTTCGATATTCAGAATATGCAATTTCTTGGTTTCAATTTTTTCAAAGTTGGAGACAATTATATACCTCGTTATGATGAAAGACGACTTGCAACAACAATGGTTTATGATGGTGTTGATCATCTTAACCGTGAGGCTTTCATCTCAAGACTTTTTGTTTTAACATTAATGTCATACCCTTGCCCTAATCATGCTGTGTTTTTAAATGCAGCACGTCAAGCAGCAAAGACTTATTCAAATTTTTCGGATTTAACACCCACAGAACAAGTATTAACTTCACTTATACTGAAGGCTAATGATAATATGTTTCTTAACACGTTTCTGGGGTTGGAAGGATCAAATTCTGTAGTTTTGGAAGCAATTTTTTCTACAGGAAATTTGGAGGCGGTAGGAATAAAAGATTTCTTTCCTCAATTCGAAGAATGTCTAAAGTCGCTGCCGGACGTAGAATGGTAGAAGAATTAGTCGCCTCGGGCGTTATGAGTCAAGAAGACTTAGCATACTGTGTTTTATCTGTAGATCCATACAATGACACAGTCTGGAAATGTAACGGGATGCCCGACGCACAAATGGCTGATCAAATTACCGTTCAAGCACCTGATCAAATCACTATTGGAGCACCAATTGGCCAAGTTGGCAATTGGTCTTTTCTCCTTGTAATGTACCCTTGGACAAATTCGGAGGATGGCTCTGCTGCTATTCTCCAAGGTTTTGACCTAAAAGGAAATTGGATGTCAGTCGCATCCACCATAACCAATCAGCATATTAGGTGTCCCGGTGTCACGATTTATCGTGGCAACGATGGGAACCGACTTGGCCCATTCCAACTTGGAACAGCGGGTAATGACCCCACTCCACTTGGAATTGGTCTTGATGATGTCCACACCAAAGGTGTGGGTCGTTTGATTGGTAAAGGTGTTGAAGTTTACGACACATCTGCAATTGTTACAAAACAAGGAACTGCCACATGTTGGCGTCAAAATTGTAATACCGTTGACAAACAAGTGTTTTTATATGCTACCCCTACAGCAGGGCCTATAAATGCTTATGGAGTCACCGATGGAGTTACTTTTTTTAGACCTCCAGAGAATGTTGGAGAAGCAAACCAATTGTTTGGAACTCAAACCTGGAGAGGAGAAGATGGCTGTTATATTGTCGCAGTTGAAAATACTGAGGCGAACCCGGCAAAAATGCCTGATTTAACGCAACCTGTTATCCTTTCTGATGATTTTAAAGCTGGAAATGCTGGAGTAGCACCTCAAAAGGTTATCTCTGGTACTTTCAATGCTCAGGTTGTTGGTCTTGGGAATCAGATTCTCACACCAGCAACTCGATGGAATTTTCAACCATATCATCAGGGAGGAATATTCTTCACTGGTCTTCATAAAGACGCAACATACACCATTAGAACCAAAGATATTTACGAAAGACACCCAACTTTCAATGAAACAGAAATTGTTTTATATACTCAACGGGCAGCTGGTTATAGTCCGAAAGCAATGGAGTTTCGAACGCATTCCTTTCAATCAGTACCCGTAGGTGTTCCTGTAAATCAGAATGGACTTGGTGAATTCTTTTTTAATTTAGCTTCAGATGTCATACCTGAATTCCTGAAGTCTACTCATCCTCTTTTGGCTGCTGCTGGAAAAGCTGGAGGAGCTTTGATGAAGTATGTTACTGGTGATACCAAGAAGGAACCTGTGAGAGCTCCGCGCCCTCCAAAACCTAGAAAGGGATTACCACAACCTAATCAAACCTCTAATCCTCAACCTCCACAAACACGACAACCGGTGAGAGCTGCGATGGATACTAGAACTATCCCAAGAGCCCCAATTGTCGGTCAGAAACGAAGAGTTAGAAAAAGAGCAAAAGTTCGTAAAGCTGCTTAATAGTGATTTAAAAGCTAGGCGGATAAAGAGTGTGCGACACTTTTATCCTATGTTATCTGTCATATGAATTTACTTTAGAGTATACAGTTAAATCCTGGAATTTTAAAGTAGTTAGAGAATTCTCCTATGAAGCCTACAGAGGGGGTTTTGACGTTGGGACGTGAAGTTTCTTGAGCGTGACTTTAAAATCACGTGATTGCCTAACACACTCAGGGTTTTAGCCCCCATAAATTCGCATATTATGAGGAGCCTATCTAAAACCCTTTGAGTC